ATTAACCCTACAGGCAGATTTGTAATTGGAGGACCAGATGGAGATACTGGACTTACTGGACGCAAAATTATTGTTGATACTTATGGCGGGTATGCTCCACATGGTGGGGGTGCATTTAGCGGTAAAGACTGTACTAAAGTGGACAGATCAGCCGCATATATGGCTCGCTATTTGGCAAAGAACATTGTAGGAAATGGCAAAGCAAATAATGCTACAGTTCAATTAAGTTATGCTATTGGTGTTAAACAACCGACAAGTGTATATGTATATGCAGATGGCAAAGTAAGAAAAGACATTTCCGATTGGTTTAAAGAAAACATAGACCTTACCCCAAAAGGTATAATTCAAAAATTTAATTTGTTTGATTTAGATTTAACACAAACTACAAATTACGGCCATTTTGGCAAAAGCGAATTACCATGGGAAAAAATAGAGAGCTGGAATGAATTTTAAAAATAATATCAGAACAATACCAAATTTTCCTATACCTGGAATACAATATAGAGATATAACCAGTCTGCTAGAAGATCCTTCTTCTTTTAAAAGCGTAATGCTGTCTCTGTGTTTTGAAGCACACAAATTTAATCCTGATGTAATTGTTGGTATTGAAAGTAGAGGTTTTATTTTTGGTACACCATTAGCAGAAAAATTTTATTTGCCATTTGTGCCTGCAAGAAAACCAGGAAAGTTACCCAATGAAACAGTCAGCAAAAGTTTTGATTTAGAATATGGGTCAACAGAATTACACATACAAAAAATATCGCCCATACAAGGCAATATTACCATTGTAGATGATCTTATTGCTACCGGTGGCACAGCACTAGCATGTGCAGATCTAATTCACGAACACTGGAACATCTCCAAAGAAAATATTCAAATTCTGGCAGTAATAGACTTGCCCGATTTAGGAGGAAGTGCTATAATAAAGGATAACGGATATAACGTTAAAACTTTAATTGAATTTGAGGGTGAATAATGGCTAAACAGCCACAGATACCACTAAAAGATGTAATGGCGGCTATTGACAAAAAAGATAGATCGTTTTACAGTCGCCTTAATGATGAACAGAAAAAAGCATTTAGTGCATGGATGATGATGCGTTATTGTAGCAGTGTACAAGGTAGAGATGCCGCAAATTATATCTACATGACTAATGAGCTCGTTAATCATCAATTTATGGAAGTTAGCAAGCACCCAGAATTACAATGGCTTTTACTCAGTGCATGTGGTGTAGGAAAAGTACAATTTCATCCTTATTTAAAACCGCCAAATTCAAAAAAGAAAAAGAATAAAGTTTTCGAATTCATATATAGTATTTTCCCGCATATGAAAAACGAAGATATAAACGAACTTATTAACATAAACACTACCGAAGAATTAAAAGAATTAGCAGAAGCACACGGATATGACGACAAATCAATCAAAGATATCTTTGGAAAATAATACTTGCAAATGGTGCGAAAAAACTTTTGCAAGTGAGCGTACCCTTGCGGCTCATATGTGTGTTAAAAAACGTAGATGGGCTGATAAAGATCTAACTCATATAAGATTAGGTTTTAGAGTATTCCAGATGTTTTACGAGTTGAACACAACTGCAAGCAAGACAAAGACCATTGAGGATTTTATCAGAAGTCAGTATTATGAAGGATTTACTAAATTTGGTAGAAGTTGTTTAGTAAATGAATATTTAAAACCAGAGCAATTTGCAGAATGGTTAATAAAGAACGGTAAAAAATTAGCAGACTGGAGCAAAGATAAACTATACGACGAGTATCTTTTAGAATATGTAAAAAAAGAACCTGGTATGAAAGCATTAGAGCGTAGCATAATTTATTTGAATACGTGGTCAGAAGAAACTGATAATAATTGGAATGAATACTTTACTAAAGTAACAGCACCAAGAGCAGTCCATGATTTAAGAAGTGCCAAAATAAGTCCTTGGTTATTATATCTAAGCGAAACGGGGGATCAATTATTAGAAAAATTTAGTGATGAACAAGTAAAAATGATTCAACAAATTATTGATGCAACATTTTGGATGAAGGTGTTTGCACAAAATAAAGAAGAAGTAAAAGAAATAAAAAACACATGCAAGGTAGCAAATTTATGAACGTAAAAATAATTAGTCACAGTCAAGCACCGTTTAACGACAGTATGCATAAAGCATCAGCATTAGACTTAGTAGCATATTGTGCTAGAGTAAGCAACCCGGACAATCAAAACAACACGGAAACAAGTGAGAAACTAGTAAAGTATTTGATGAAGCACAAACATTGGAGCCCACTTGAAATGGTGAGTGCATGTTTGGAGATTGAAACAACCAGAGACATTGCTAGACAGATTCTAAGACACAGAAGTTTTAGTTTCCAAGAGTTCAGTCAACGTTATGCAGATCCTACAAAAGATTTGGATTTTGAATTGCGTGATGCTAGATTACAAGATCCTAAGAATCGTCAAAACAGTATCGCACTTGATATGACTGATGAATACGAAGGTGGCTTACAAGATCGTTGGTTCCAAATGCAACAACGTGTTATAGACGAAGCCAAGATTGCTTACAAGTGGGCTATCGATAATGGCATTGCTAAAGAGCAGGCCAGAGCAGTATTACCTGAAGGAAACACTATAAGCCGCTTGTATGTGAATGGTACGTTGCGTAGTTGGATACACTATATCGAATTACGTGGTGCTAATGGTACACAAAAAGAGCATATTGATATTGCTCATGCAGTAGCAAATGTTATAGCAAACATATTTCCACTTGCAGAGGAATTTAAAGGTAAAGAAATATGAAAAAACGTGAAGAAATGTTAGTTATTACTATGGAAGAATGTGGCGAGCTAATTCAAGCATGCAGTAAAATGATTCGTAGTAAAGGCAAAACAAAGTATTTGCGTAATTTACAAGATGAAATTGGTGACGTTATGACCATGATTGAGATAATGAAAATGAGTGGTCTCGTCACCAATGAACAAATCACAGATAGAATGAAAGAGAAAAAAGAAAAATTAATGAAATGGAGCATGTTGTTTAGCGATGAAGATTGACTTTGATGTAGACATTGATATGGCTAACCGAGATGACTTTCTCAAGTTAGTTAATGTCACACCTGCAAGTATTGAAAAAGATGGTAAATTTACCAAACACAATACTGGTGTTTATTTTCAAAACATTCCAAAGTTTCCACTTGAAGGCTACAGCACAATAGATCACAAACAAGCAGAAAATGAAGGCTGGTTCAAAGTAGATGTACTGAATAACAGTGTGTATGCTGATATCAAAGATGAAACTCATTTAAATAAATTGCTAGAAACAGAACCAATGTGGGAATTGCTTGAACACAAAGAAGTAGTAGAGCAATTATTTCATATAAACAATCATTTTGATATTGTACATAAACATAAACCTAAAACAGTTGAACAATTAGCAATGATACTTGCAATGATAAGACCAGGTAAAAGACATTTGGTTGGAAAGGATTGGAAGGATATTGAAAAAGATGTTTGGGTAAAAACCGATGAGTACTTTTTTAAGAAGAGTCATGCTATTGCTTATGCATTAACTATTGTGGTACAACTTAATCTAATTGTAGAAAAAACTGGTTAGTCAATTTTTTTAACTAACTGTATGCCTTTACGTTTGATTCTTTTTTTGAGTAAATTTTGTAAAGTAGTCATTGGGCCGAATAAATGTTCAACATCTTTAAAAATAAATGTTCTTAAAAACGGTGCATACATTTTCATTTCATGATGTAAAAACACATCTATTGGTATTTGTCTGTTTGATTCCCACCACCAAGTTTCACCTAATTTAACAAATTCTTTTCTAAGTTCGGTTGTTGGTATTTTTTCTAAATCATAAAAAGTTATGATTTGGTTATCGTAGTTTACAACTATACCAATATACTCATTTTCTGAATAGGTGAGCCCTGTTAAAAATGGAAATTTATCTTTATAGTCCTCGAGCATAAAGTTATTTACCACATAGACAGATAAATACATGTACAGAAAGAGTTAAATATATGAGTAATGGCGATCACAGATTATACTTATACGAAAATCAAGTGGAACTTGTGGTTACCACTGACGCAATCTATGTGGATAACAGACCTATGAACAATAAAAAATTAGTAGCCCATAAAGGACTTAACAACGAAATAATATTTAATATTAGAAATAGAGATAGAAAATTGCAAAATGTTTTTAGTGATTCTCTGGTAGCATATCTTGTAAATCCTTATACAAGAAAACGTTTGCTTACAAAACGATTAGAAAATACGTCTGAAGTAGGCATAGTTAAATTAACTTTAGCAAAGGGCGATTTACAAAATATTAGTTCAGGGTTACACAAAGTTTATATTACTAGAACAACCCAAGAAAATGAAGATTTACCTTTATTTTCTAGTCAAAATAATGATGTAAACTTTGATATAGAAATTACGGACGAAGCATTTGTAGAGCCGGTTCCAACACAAGAAACAACTGTGATAACACAGATGGCTAACACTGCCTTAGGTGCAAGTGCAAATATTTTTGTTAGCGATGCAATGTACGGTAATTTAGATAGAAATTTTCATAACGCACAACACAGCATAGGTATGTATGTTTCTACATTCACAGGAAATTTAAAAATACAAGCAAGTTGTCTTTCTGGAGTACCAGATACAGATCCTAGTAGTCACGACTGGTTTGACATATCAAATATTTCGACCACTAGTGCAAGTAACATTATTCATAGCACATTTATTGTAAATGCAAATTGGGTAAGAGTACTAAGTTATCCAACAGATACAGACAGCACTTTAGATAAAGTAGTCTTAAGAAACTAGTTGACAATCCCCTATTTTCGTCGTATAATAACAACATGGATATAGATAACCTTGTTGAAAGTGTACATCATCTCCTTCTCGGAAATTTGCCTGTAAAAACAAGCAAAACTCCTAGCGGCTGGACAACAATGGATTGCCCTATGTGTAGCGATAAAAGAAAAAGAGGTGGTGTAATTACAGACGGAGCAAAAATCAGTTATCATTGTTTTAATTGTAACTTTACAACCGGTTGGTCATTAGGTCCAGGATTAGGAAAAAAATATAAAGACTTAGTTGAAAAACTTGGTGCAAGCACATCTGATATACACACAGTACAGATGGAACTACTTAAAAATGCAGAAATATTAGAGTCTAATAATACTGACATAGATTATGTTTATAATTTAGCAAAATTTAAAACAGTAGATTTACCTGCAAATGTTTTTAATGTAGAAGAACTACCAGAAAATCATCCTGTAAAAAATTATGCAGTAGAAAGGGGATTATTAGGTCTATATCCATTGCTTTACTTTGACGATAAATTATACAAACAAAGACTAGTAGTCCCTTTTACTTTCAACGGTGAATTAGTTGGCTGGACAGGTCGACACATAAACCCACCAGATAAAGCAACACCAAAATATTTACACAATATGCAAAAAGGTTTTGTTTTTAATGTTGATAGATTTACAGACACCGAAAGAGATATTGTGATAGTTACTGAAGGCGTATTTGATGCAATATTGATTGATGGTATTGCTGTACAAGGAAATAGTGTAAGTGCTGAACAAGCACATCTTATAGAAAAATTAGGCAAACGTGTTATCCTTTGTCCCGACAGAGACAAAGCAGGTAAAGAACTAATACTACAAGCAATAGAGTTAGGATGGGAAGTCAGTTTTCCTAACTGGTCGCCTGAAATTAAAGATGCCGCAGATGCTGTGAAGCGATATGGCAGATTAGCAACTGTAGATAGTATTATTCAGAGTGCTACCAATAACAAAATTAAAACTGAAGTTAAAATGAGAATGTTATGATATTATATACTAATGGTTGCAGTTTTACGCAAGGACACCAAGATCATCGAATTCTACGAGGAAACTCCGGACTTAAAAAAGATGACAAAATTTTAGATAGTGAGTGGGCATGGCCGCAATTATTAAAAGATTATTTTAGCAATGTTGTTAACGAAGCCTGGTGCGGGGGTAGTAACGACCGCATTTTTAGACGAACTTTAGAATATGTACAATCACTAAATGATGTTAGTGAGCACTTGTTTATAATACAATGTACAAACGTAACAAGATCTGAATTTTATGATTCGGATACTGGTGTTTGGATAGGAAATTTA